CTAAGTATGCAGATATAAGAACGGAAATGGAAAATAAACCGGGCCTCAACCCAAGAATGAGAGAATGGATTACAGCTGTAAACGCTTCCGTTTCTTGGGCAGCCACCACTACTACAACTACAACAAGCACGACTACGACAAGTACAACCACAACAACTACTACAACTACAACAAGCACGACTACGACGACTACCACGACTACCGTATAGGTGGTTTAATCCTTTAAAGGAGAGAAGAAAATGCCGGAAAGCAAACAGGGTAAAAAACAGGAAAGTAAAAAGCCAACAAAGGTAACAAAGTTTTTTTTGCAAGAAGAAAAACCAGCAATCATTTTTAATAAAAAAGGGGACAAGGTTTTAGCCCAGGCAAAAAAAGGAATTTTTACTGCCTTAACAACAAAGATTGTTTCCTTACTTCGCATTAAAGGATATAAAGAGGTTCAATAATGGCCAATTATAGTACGGATGCAGATTTACTTTTAATTCGTTCTAATATCCTATCCCTTGGAGTTTCCGAATGGGGGGATAAACACACAGAGGCAAAAGAGTTTATTGATCGGTCGATTGCCGCAAAATGGTACAGAACAGTTGCGGCAGACAATAATGTTGATTATTTGGAAGTTCCTTTTGACGGAGATAACCTTTTAAATGAAGGCTCTCAATTGAAAAGGTTAAGTTGCTATAAAGCCTTGCAATTGATTTATATTGACTTGATGAAAGAGCTGCCCGAACAAGATGGTTTTGAAAGGCATAGCAACAAGTTTGAATCCCTTTACAATAAAGAGCTTTCAGAAGTTCTTTCTTATGGCTTAGATTACGATTGGAACCTTTCGGGAGCCATAACAACATCAGAAAGAGATCAGCCTAAAAAGAGAAGGTTAAGGAAAGCGTAAATGACTGTGGAAATAAAAAATTTAGGTTCGGTTAAATTGTCCCTAAAGAAACTGTCTGATGAAATTGTCGATAAAAAGATATTGAATAAAATCGGCAATTTTCTTATGACTTCCATAAAAGAAAGAACCCTTAAGGGATATGATGTTTCTGGGGATGCATTTGAAGAATATACTCCCCGGTATGCTCTTTTCCGCCACAAAAAAGGGTTACCAACAAACCTTGTTGATTTATTTTTTACAGGTTCTATGATGTCGTCAATGACATATAGTGTAGATGAAGATAGTGTTCGTATTTTTTTTCAACCAACCAAAGACAAAAAGGGAGTTTCTAATCCGGCAAAAGCTTATTGGTTGAACCAAAACAGAGAATTTTTTTCTCTTAATCCAGACGAGCTTTCGGATGCAGTTACTCTTTATGAAGATTACATTGAGGAGATTTTATAATGGCGACAGGGAGCAAAAGAGAAAATATAATATTGCAACTCAAAAGCGAGTTGGAAACAATTAGCTCTATTAAAACGGTTCAAAGAGTTAGACCGTCGCTTGACGAACTTTCCACATTTTCGTCGGCGCAATTACCGTTGATCGCAATGGAGTCTGGCCTCCCGCTCCCTGTCCAAAAAAAATCAGCAAGGGTGCCTGGCAATGTAGATATATTTATTAGCAAATTGGGAATTAAAATTGTTTGTTATGCTCTTGAAAACGTTAATCCTGACTCTTTAATTTCCAATTTAGCTGATGATATATGGAAAAAGGTTTACGCTGACCCCACTCACAATTCACTGAGCCTTGAAACTGAAATTCTACCTGAAATCCAAGCGGCAATTTGGCCACCTTACATTGCTTTTTATTTTAAAATAAATTTAATTTATGATCACACTTCTGGAGGAATATAATGCCTACACCACACAGTACAGATAATTACACGATTGGAAAGGGGGTACTTTATGTTGCAGAATGGACAGGTACAACCCCGCCTGAAGCCGGTGATTACCTTGAAATGGGTAATGCGCCGTCAATAGAATGGGAGCCCTCTGTTGAAAGGCTTCCCCATTACAGTTCCAGACAAAGCTTCAGGCTGAAAGATAAGAACCCGGTTATCCAAACAGATTATATGGTTAACTTTACTCTTGACGAGATGGCCTCTGAAAATTTAAATAAATTCCTTATCGGAACATTGTCTGGAAACGTTATTTACGGAATGCAAAGCGCAGATAAAGAATATGCCTTGAAATTCGTTTCCAACAATCCAATTGGAGGGAATAAAACCTGGGAGTTTTGGAGGGCAACATTGCAGCCGTCTGGGCCTATTGCGTTAATTGGGGAGGAATGGATGGCAATGTCTTTTGTTGCTGAGGGCCTTGCTGATTTGACAAATCATGCCACAAGCCCTTATTTCAATGTTACAATGGCCACAACAACTACCACAACAACTACCACAACAACGACTACGACCGTATAATCAATAACGTTAATACTTTAATATTAATTAAAAAAAATGAGGAGGTGCAATGCAAAAAGCCAAGGTATTTAAGGTGGACGACAAACCAATTACGGTTAAAGAATTGACCGTAAAAGACGTTTTGTTGTTGTTCAACCAGAAAAAAGGATTGTCGTTTGAATCTTTACTTGATGAGTCTTTCCTGCCTATGGCTTCCAATTTAACTATAGATGAATTAAAAGAATTTTCATTCAGCGAATTGGAAACTATATGGGAACATTTTAAAGAGGTGAATTCGGTTTTTTTCAAACTCGTTCGGGCGACAGGCATGGAAAAGATTCTGAACGAGCTGAAGGAAACAGCCATGCAAGATTTCTTAGCTCTTTATGCAAGATTACGGAAGCAGGACACTCCGGAGCTCTAACCTACGGCTTTTCGTATTTTTTATTTGTTGTACAAGAACATAGTCGGTTGCGCAAAGAAAGGTTGAGGGAAGTTGCTATTGCTGTGCGTTATGCTCAGTTTGCGGATAAAAAAGAATGGTCAAAATATATGAGGCGAAAATTTTAAAATGGATAAAGCATTAGAAATAATTATACAAACAAAAAACCTTGCTTCTAAACAATTGGCCTCCCTTAACCGTACTATTACCAGTTTTGGTGATAATGCGCAAGAAGCAGGTAAGGATATTGATTCGCTTGCTAAATCAACAAATAAGGTGGATAAAGAAGCAAGCAAAGCTAATAAACAATTAAAGAAGACAAATAAAACCCTTGCATCCGTTGGCTTAATGGCTACAGGTGTATCGAAAAATTTTAGGGGTCTTAAATCTTCAATTTTTAGTTTAAAAACAGCTTTGCTTGCTTTCACTACTGGTGCCGTAGCCAAAGGCACCTTGGATATCGCTGCAAATTTTGAAAAATTCGAGGTTGCTTTGGTTACCATAACGGGTAGCGCCAAAAAAGCAAAGTCTTCCATGGATTGGATTTCAGAGTTCACAGCAAAAACCCCTTATGAGCTGTCACAAGTCGCTGACGGCTTTATCAAATTAGGGGCCTACGGTTTCGACGCTACAAAATATTTAAAAGTTTTAGGAGATACTGCCTCTTCCATGGGGAAAGACCTAAACATGGCCGTGGAAGCCTTCGCCGATGCAGCCACGGGAGAATTTGAAAGGCTTAAAGAGTTTGGTATTAAAAGTAAGACTGTAGGCGACGAAGTGACCTTTTCGTGGGTTGAAAACGGCGTTGCTATGCAGAAATCAGTTAAAAAAACGCAGGAGGAAATCACTACCGGGTTAACTGAAATATGGTCAAATCGTTTTTCTGGTGGCATGGAAAACTTCTCGAAAACATGGACAGGCATGTGGTCTAATGCCAAAGATCAATTCGTTCTTTTCCAAAATTCCATAATGGGGGCCGGTCTTTTCGATCATCTTAAAGCCGCACTTGGCCTTGTCTTAGCTCAAATCAACAAACTTAAAACTGAAGGTAAGCTTGACGTATGGGCGAAAAAGATATCCGATTCTGTAATCCATATTTTTGAAAATATTGCAATAGGTGCTGCCGGAATGTACGAAATCGCTTTTCCTGCAATTAAAAGCCTATTAAAAACACTGAACGGGTTTTGGAATTGGTTCACCGGCCTCCCAGGATGGGTTCAAAAAACAGGTTTAATTTTAGGAATCTTGGGAGGGCCTCTTGGTAAATTAGCTGCTGTAGCCGTGATGGACATCGCTGACAGCACGATTAAATTAAAAGACACGCTTATTCATACCTATAAAGTTCTGTCGGACAAAGGGTATAGAGAGGCTTCTCAATTAGAAGCTAAATTTACAGCTTTGCGTAAAAAATCAGAAGCAGCTGGAGGAGTATGGAAAACAGTTGCTCCAAAAGATAAAGCTAATATTGGAAAAGCAGAAGATACATTAACAGGTAAGGTTCAAGGGGTTATTGATAAAATTAAAGAAGCTGCAAAAGCACGAAAGGAAGCATATGAAAAATCATTAAATGCTATTGAAGAACCAAAAACAAAGCCCAAGCAAATTATAGCTGTGTCCGATGTAAAAAAGGCAGAATCTCAGCTTAACAGGTTAGAAGCATCAAATAAGTATTTTTTTACAAAGCTTGACAAAATATATAAGGAAGGGGGAATCACCACGTCAAATTATTTTGACGAAAGATTGTCAAAATTAAATGAATTTCATGAAAAACAAAAGCAAATTTTAACTGCAGGGGTTGAGGCTGAATCAGACCCCGCAAAAAAATTAGGAATTGAAGATAAATTATTTGCATTAGAGCAGCAACACCAAACGGCTCTTGTAAGTTTAAGTCAAAAAAAGAGAGAAGAAGAAGAAAAAGTAAACGAACAACGGTTGCAAGGGCAAGCGTTACTTGAAGACATTAAAAACAGGGGCGCATCGGCAAGTGGACTCCTTACTGCTCAATTTGAACAGGAAAAAGCCGAAATGGATGCTCGCCATGCTGATGAGCTTGCAAAAATGGTAGAAGTTTCGGACAATAAATTTGCTGTCGAGCAAGGTTATATTAATAAAATAACAATGCTTAAGGATATTACTCGTCAGCAAGAATTGGAAAAAGATAAATTGCTTGCCGATCAAAAAACCCAGTTACTGCAAAAGCAGCTGGATGTTGCTATGCAAGTAGCCGGAGGGACATCGGATTTATTCAATAATTTATACGAGGCCACAGGGAAAAAGCAAAAAGCATTTTTTTACTTGTCGAAAGCTGCAGCAGTTGCTCAGGCCATGATGAATATATCACAGGGTGTTACAAAAGCTCTTGCTCAAGGTGGAATTTACGGTTTTGTAACTGGAGCTTCAGTTATGGTTTCTGGAATGGCTCAAATTTCAAAAATTAAAGCTCAATCATTTGCTGAGGGCGGATTAATTGGAGGCTCATCCCCATCGCCAACTGCTGACGACAAAACAATTAATGTCACATCGGGAGAATATGTCCAGCCGGTTAGCGCAGTACAGGAGTATGGATTGCCTATCATGGAAGGAATAAAAAACAAGGTGTTTTCAAAAGACATTTTCAAAAACGCTAATCTTAGGATGCCGTCAATACCTTCGGGTAAATCTGCTTTTGCTGATGGAGGCCTGGTTAAAAACCCAACGCCTCAAGGTGCAGGGCAAGGCAGTGCAAACCAACAAGAAATAAAAATAGTAAATGTTATCGATCCAAGGCAAGTTCTCGACGTAATATCATCTACTCCGGAAGGTCAAGACACAATCCTAAACGTAATTGACCAAAGGCAAACTACAGCACGTCAAATATTGAGAACAGAAAATGATTTATAATGATTATATTTTATTAGAGCCTGATTGGAAGAGTTCTCCTCAATTTGCTTTTATGTGGAAAACAACGGTTCAAATTGCAATTAAAGGTAATGAAAAAAGAACTGGAATATATTCATACCCAAGATACACTTTAAAGTACCTTCTTTCTTGCTTTAATTTTAGCGATTCTGCATATATTCAAAGAAAGTTATTTAAAAATATGCATAAGATTATTGCAATTCCTTTTTGGCAGGATAGGAGTTGGCTCACGGCCCAAGCAGTTTCGGGGCAAAAGGTTCTTGATGTTAGTACACTGAATAGGCATTTCGTAAAGGGATTGCCTATTATTGTATTTGTTTCCAGAGATGTTTTTGAAATTGGTGAGGTCGAAACGTTTACGGATTCTCAAATTACTTTAAAAAGTAATTTATCTTCAACATGGGATAGCGGGGTTTCAGTTTACCCTTTGTTGCAAGGAAGATTAAATAATAATCAAAATGTGTTGAATTTGTCTGCGGACATTTCTTCGTTCAATATAACTATAGATCAAGCATTTGACCCTGATATTGAGTACACAGAGCCTGACATCTCTGCAGAATGGACAAAATATAAAGGCCGGTATGTTTTTGACAAGCAGCCCAATTGGAAAAACTCAGTCAAAAAAATATATGGGCACGATATTAATTTATTGAGCTTTTATGGAAAACAATATAGCGAATCTTATTTTGATGAGTCGTCAATTGAGCTTCAATTCGGATACTCTGACACGGAAAAAGACGCTTTATATAAAGTGGAACAGTTTTTTAATTCAAGGATGGCAAGATTAAGGGGTTTCTGGAGCCCTTCGTGGGTTTCTGATTTTAAGGTCACCTCCGCTATTGATTCTGCAGACGTAATAATAAATGTGCAGGATATTCAGTACACATCGTATTATGACCTTGACGTTACCGGGAGACATGTATTTTTTTATTTTCATGATAACACCTGGGTTTGCCGAAAAATAATTAGTAATACTGCAACCACAATAACTATCGACCAGTCTTTGGGAGTTTCGATTTCATCTGAATTAATCGATTCTTTGCTTTTGTCCTTTTTGCATTTTGTTCGGTTTGAAACAGATAGTGTTCGTGTTGAATGTTTAACGGAAAACGCAGGGGCATTTTCTCTCGGAATGAAAACTATTCCTGGAGAAGCGGCCACAACAACAACCACAACAACGACCAGCACAACAACGACAACAACAACCACAACAACAACCACAACAACGACCACGACATAAAAAGAATAATTTTTAAATAGCGCAAAGCGTAAATATTGAGCTTATAAAAACCCTTAAACTATTTCGGTGGCCTCATGAAAACAATAAGCGGAACATTTAATAACGAAGAGCTTAGTTTTAGTAGAGAGTCTTCAGAGCTTTATCATATATGGACTGAAGACGGGGGTTATGATTGGCGTTACACGAGCGGGGACATTAGCATTGTGTACAATGGGGACACATATGTTCCGGCAACAATAAAAAGGTCGATCGTTCAATATGACACCAGCCTTGAGGTCACTGCATTATCACTCGATGTTGGCCGGTTAGAAAATCCAATAATGGAATATTTAAGCTTGAGCCCATTAAAAACTACATGGCTTTCAGTTATGAAAGTACATAGAAATTCGAACCCTATCACTGCTATGGTGATTTTTATTGGTCAAATTAAGAGCGTTTCTTTTAAGGGGCCTCAAGCAAAGGTGGCTTGCGTTGGATTTGAATATGTATTAAAACAATCCGTCCCTATTGGAAAATTTCAAAAGGCATGCAATCATTCAGTGTTTAACGACAAATGCGGGTTAAATCAAGTGTCCTTTGAAACTGAAACTGCTGTTACTGTTTCTGTTAATGGTCTTACATTGACAAGCTCTGATTTCGCCCTGGAAGATGATGGATATTTTGCAAGGGGTTTTGTTACCTTTAATAATGGTGGACATATAGAGCGCAGGATGATAACGCAACATTCAGGGAGCGATATAAAATTAAGGTTTAAGTTTCCTGATTTAATTAGTACAGACACGATAAAGGCATACCCTGGATGCGACCAAAGAGAAACGACATGCGAAAATAAATTTGATAATATAGACAACTTTCAAGGCTTTATTTTCATCCCTGTCGATAATCCAGCAACAAGAGTTCCATAATACTAAACTGGAGTAAGCAGAAGATCGCTGACCTTGTGATTTAATGTTGATATATAATAACTTATAGGGCGAAAGGTTTAACATGTTTCAAGAATACTTTCGAAGCGGAGAAAGACAAGCGGTATTAATGCAAGTTTTACACAAATGGTTGGACACTCCTTTCCGGCATCATTGTTCTGTTTTGGGGGAAGGGGTTGATTGCATAAGGTTTGTAGCCAAGGTCTTAGAACAAACCGGCGTGAAAGAGCAAATTTCAATTCCGGATTACCCGAGAGATTGGCATATGCATACTAACGATAGTATTTTAGTTGTTGGGTTAGTTCAACGTATTCCGTGTTTTAATGTTTGCACATTAAGCAATGAAGATCCAATTAATGGAGATATTCTTTTATACGAATCGGGAAAAGCCGTTTCTCATGCAGGAATATACTTCGACGAAAGAGTATATCAGTCTTTATATCCTGCCGGCGTTATTTTCAAAATGTATAAAGATAAAGATTGGTTTCCGAAAAAGAAATTTTGTTTTCGAGTTATTGAGGGGTTATAATGGCTGGAGCAGTTATAGCAGGGGTGGTTGG